AGTAATAGAAGATAATGTTACTAGAAGATGGGAAGCAGATGTTAACAGTAGTATGTTAGCTAAAAATATTAGACCTGCATCACTTATCTTTCTTTTGTTTATATTTGTGATAATCAGCTTCTTAGACGGAAACATAGGAGAGTTTACTTTAGCTAATGGGTATCAAGAGATATACCAAAGTTTACTACTCGTTAGTTTTTCTGCCTACTTTGGAAGCAGAGGTATCGAAAAAGTAATTAAAATCAAGGAAAATGCGAAGCAATCGTTATAGACTAAAGCCTGATGAAGAACTACTACTACAAAACTATCGTAAACACAAAACTAATAACATACTGGTTATTGGTGATATACACGAGCCTTTCTGTTTAGATGGCTATTTAGAGTTTTGCCAAGAACAATACCAAGTACACAACTGTAATGAAGTCATATTTATTGGTGATGTCATAGATAACCACTATTCTAGCTATCACGAGGTATCTATTGATGCTGAATATACAGGTAAAACAGAACTAGACTTAGCTATAAGTAAAATAGCTAAATGGTATGAAGCATTTCCTATTGCAACTGTTTTAATAGGTAATCACGACCGTATAATAATGCGTAAGGCACAAACAAGTGCAATCCCTAGTAAGTGGATTAAAAGCTACAAAGATGTCTTAGAAGTGCCTAAATGGAACTTTGTAGAACGTTATGTAAAAGATGATGTACAATACATACACGGAGAAGCTGGTACTGCAAGAACTAAATGCAGAGCAGATATGATGAATACAGTACAAGGACACTTACACACACAATGCTACACAGAACACTATGTAGGTCAAAAGTACCGTATTTTTGGTAGTCAAGTAGGTTGTGGTATAGACCACGAAAGTTATGCAATGGCTTATGCCAAAGCTGGTAAAAAGCCAGCAATAGGTTGTATGGTAATTAAAGAAAATGGTACACTTCCTATAAATATCCTAATGCCTTTATAATCAATTAGTTACAAGTTTTCTGTAACAACAAAGTAACACAACTAAGTATATACTCTATATATATTATTATTATTTAATATATATTACTATCTAATATTTATATAAATATTTATATATTTTTACTAATATTTGTTTATAATTAAAAAATTATTTGTAGTTTTACACTGTAAATAAATAAATAGATATGACAAATAAAGAATTTTATCAACAGTTAACAAACGAATATAATTTAGATAATAATATAGTTGAATATTTAGATAATAATCAAATATTAGAAATAGATAGTTTTGATAAATTATATGAAGAATTAGATAATGTAAATTATTTTAATGTAGAAATAATTTATTATCATAAAGCAATGAATTATTTAAAAGATAATGATTTTAGTTTATCACAGTCATTAGAATTAGCTGATAGATTTGATTATAAAGTAAATCAATTAAATTCTGAATTATTAGCTACATTATTAGCAAGTGAAAAATTAGTAGAAAAATTTTATAATTTACAAGATAAAATAAATAACTTTTTAAATAAATAATAATATGGAACTAAAAAAATTATTTCAAGAAACATTTCCTGAATACTATAATGTAAATAGTAAGAAAGAAACACATATTTATCTATCAACTGCATTAGAAGAAATTAAAGAAACTATTGCAAGAATAGAAGAACATCGTATAGAAAATATGACAGAAGGTAACTTTGACATAGCAGAAGGATTAGAGATGGCTAAGAAAGAGATGTACTTTATGAATATAGGTATGATACAAAAACAATTAAAGAAATGAGCAGAGATACAAAAATAACATACGTTTTAGGGTTAAGTCTAGCCACCCTTTTAATAGTGCTAGATATTATTGGAATTATTAATTTAACTTATTAAAAAATGATTAAGAAAGGAATTGTACAAAACGTACAAGCAAACGGTACTTGGGAAGGTCAATACGGTTTAATGTATAAATTTGAAGTAACTATTGGAAATGATACAGGTCAAACTATGTCTAAGAATGAACAATGTAAATTTGTTATTGGTCAAGAAACTGAGTATGAATTTTTAGATGGCAAGTACCCTAAAATTAAACCAGTATCTACATTCCAACAAGGTGGTGGTACATTTAAGCCACAAGTTAAGAATGATAACGTACAAGAAATGATTGTTAAGCAGAACTCTCTAACTAACGCAACATCTTTTGTATGTAATAATGGTGGTTCTCCTAATGATGTATTAGAAATAGCAGAAATATTCTCTAACTGGGTACTAAAAGGAGAAAAAGGACCAAAGGTAGATAACTCTAACGATATGCCATTTTAATATGAACTACGATAGCTATAAACTTATATCTGATAGACATACTGATTTAGTTACATCTTGTTGTGGTAGTGAAAAAGAAGCAAGATATATAAAAGATGAAGAAATATCAATATGTGTAACTTGTTGCGAACCTTATCCTGATATGATAGAAGAATACGAGTATGATGAAAAGATGAAAGAACATTATGCTGAAATGTATGCTGATGAAAAAAGAGATTTAAGATGAAAAAGAGAACAAGTAAATTGTTAGAAAAAGCACAATCCCTAGTAACTTCGGTTACAGGGGTTGATGTACCTAAGACCAGAAGGCAAGAGGTAATGAAAGATGTTAGAGCAATTTATCGAACTATTAAAGATATAGAGCCAAACATTTACAAGATTTTAAATGATGATGATAATCATAAAACTACTAGCTGATGTTATATGAGATAATAAAGAAATATAACCTATCTGAAATAGAAGTATTAAGTATAGTACACGAGTGGTACACACAAGGTTTGTACGCTGATATAATGATGGACGAAGATGGTGATGAATTAGATGAAATTTGTGAACAAAGAATAGATATAATATTAAAAAATAATTATGAACTTAACTAAAGAAATAGAATTACTAATGTATATTACTTCTAAAGAATTAGGAGTAGGTGAAGATAATATTAACGTAAAACAAAAAACCACTAAGCAAGTATTAGGTAGAATGGTTATTTGTAATATACTTATGGAATGTGGTATTAGACCATCACAGTTAGCAAAACATTTTTGTAAGCATAGAACAAATTACTATCATTATTTAAAATTACATAAAGATTATATACAAAACCGAAATATGTATCCTGAATATGTTGAATTATTTGATAAGGTATTTAGTGAGTATAAGAGTAAATCAGAAAGAGTTGACAAGTTAAATGAATTACAAGCACTTGATGAAATAGATAGAGCAATTTCAGATTTAGTGCAAATTCGTAAATATTTATTACAATGAAAACAAAAGACCTAGTATTAGAAATGATTACAAAGTATCCATTATTAAGGGATAGTGATAACAAGCTAACTGCTAACATTTGGAATAAGGAATTAAAAGTAAAAGGTTTAGATATAAATATAATGACTGCTAGTGATTTGTTAAAGTTAGTAGCTAACGATAAGTTAAGTAGTCCTGTATCTATTAAAAGACACAGAGCAAAGTTCCAAGAGGTAAACGAAAGCCTTAGAGGTGCTAAGTATAAACAAAGACAAGTTAACGCACAAGATAAGTGGAAAGAACAATTAAAAGAAAAACAGTTGTATAAAAAAATAAATGATAATTTTACACAAACTAATTTAAAAATAAATTAATGGAAGGTTATATTAAATTACATCGTAAGATATTAGATAACGGAGTATTTGCAGATGCAGAACTATTAAAAGTATTTGTATGGTGTATTTTAAAAGCTAATACATCTTCTAATATAATATTTGGTAGAAAAGTAAGTGTAGGTCAATTTATTACTGGTAGAATTACTGCTAGTGAAGAATTATATATTAAACCATCAACAATATATAAAAGATTACAAAAATTAAAAAAACAAGGATATATTGATATATCTAGTAATACTAAAAATACTTTAATAACTGTAATAAATTATAAATCATATCAATTACATAGTAAATCTAAAGTTAAAAGAAATTTAGAAACAGTTAGCAATAAGTTTTTATTAGAAGTATCTGCATTTAAAGAACTATATAGTTCAGAAATGTTAGAAGCTTTTGTAGATTATTGGACAGAGCCTAACAAGTCTAAGACTAAGTTGAGGTATGAAATACAAAAGACTTTTGATGTAAGTCGTAGATTAAAGACTTGGAGTAAAAATGAAAGTAAGTTTGGTGGTAAAAAGAATAATGTAATTGATACTTGGCAAAGTGTTAGAAATGAAATGTTAAATGACTAAGAAGAAAACAGTAACTTGCTCACCGTTTATGCTAATAATGGGTTATGAGTACTCGCAGAAGCAAGATAGACAAACAGTCTATGATAGACAGAAAAGTAAATTGTATTACGCTTTAAAGAAAAAGAAATGAGAATATTTGATATGTTAAAAGCTGGTCAAGTTAATGATGTAAAACTATTCTGCATTGACTTAGTAGGTATGTGTTACACATCGTTAGGTCAGAAGCCTGATAAGGAACAGATGAAAGGTATGGCTCAATTATTATACAACGACTTAATTACTTACCACACTAACTTACCTTTAGATGAAATTAAGTTTGCATTTGACAAGGGATTAAGAAATGCTGAACAAGGTACAAGTGCATTTGTCAATGTTAGAACTTGGTCAGTATGGATTAATGACTATAAGCAAAGAGCCATAGAGAAACGCAGACAAGGTAGGCTAACAGAATACCAACAACATCAAGAAGGTCAAAAGGCTATAGCAATGACTATAAGTAAAGCAAAGAGATTAAAATGAGAGAGATATATTTAATAGCATTAATACTAGGAATAATGTACACAGGTCTCACTCTGTACTTTGAATGGCGATTAGAAAAGAAACAAAAAGAATGGGAAAGAAAGCTAAGACACACGCAAAACTCAAAAAAGAACTAGACAAGGTATATAGTCAATATATTAGATGGGCATATGCTGATGATAGTGGAATGGTTGAGTGCTATACTTGTGGTGTAATCAAGCACGTTAAAGAGATGCACAATGGACACTTCCAAAGTCGTAAACATACCAGTACAAGATGGCACGAACATAATTGCAGACCACAATGTCCTAAGTGTAACCTATTTGATGAAGGTCAGAAATGGATATATGGCAACAAGTTAGTAGCTGAATTAGGCAGAGATACAGTTGATGAAATAGTAGCACTAAGTCACAAATCTGTTAAATACTCTAAGTCAGATTTAGAATATCTGATAGAAGTTTATAAAGAAAAGTTAAAAAACCTGTGTGAATAAAAACTTTTCAACACTATAAAACTTATACACAATTTTTAGTATAATGCTATGTGATTGATAATCAGTTATATAGACTATTAAAAGATACTGCTGCTAACTTCATACCAGCTAAGGATTTAGATGATGTTACACAAGAAGTATTTATGTATCTATACGAAAATACTGAAAGGCTTGAACAACTTATAAGAGATAAGCAAATCAAATGGTATTTTATAAGGCTATGCAAAAATAGCTATTATTCAAAAACTTCTAAATACTATTATAAATACAATAGACCTTACTCAGATATTAGCTTCAATGATAATATTATGAATTTAGGTTTGAAACTAAAATCAGAAGATTTATATTTTATACAAGATAGTGATATGATAAATGATATACTATCAGAGTTGTATTGGTATGATAGAGAGTTATTTAGATTGTATGTACTTGGTGATAATGATGGCAAAAGATATACCTATTCTAGCCTCAGTAAAAAGACCAAGATAAGTAGAATGAATATATACATAACTATTAAAAAGGTTAAGGAATATATAAAAGAAAGATTAAAAGAGAAGCGTAATGATTTATGATGATTTACAAAGATTAGTGGGGTATGGATTGAGTATCATAGAGTGTTATGATGAGCGAGGACAACTAGAATACATTATAAACTTAGATGAAATGGTATTTGATGATGTAGATATAGTACTAAGTGATGAACACGAACCAATAGGAATTATTAAACTTTATAGATATGGACAAGAGAAAGGAAATGGACACTCCAAACTTAATGGTAAAGACCTATAACTATTTAAAGGCAGTAAGCAAAAGGTTACTAGGTGGTATGGAGAATGTAGATGCTACTACATATTATGATAGAGCATACATCTGCTCACGATGCCCACACTTAACACCTGATGTAGAATGTAGTATATGTGGTTGTCCAATAGAAACTAAGGCAGCTTGGAAAACAGAAAAATGCCCAAAAGGAAAATGGTAACAGAAGAACAAAAACAAAGAATACTAAAGGTATGGGAGTTCTGCAAAAGTGGTAGAGCAAAGAACAAAGAAGCTAAAGCTGAATTGATAACCTTATACAATGAGATACATAGAACAAACTATAAGACAACTTCTAATTGTAGCAGTTGTATAAATACTTGTTATCAAGGTATAAAAAAGATAGTCAATGAAATATCAATGTGAGTGTAGAACATTTGAGGTACACAAGACCACAATGAAGATAGTTAATGGCGAAGTAATAAAGCCTGAAACATATTGTGAGGAGTGTAAGACTTATGGCAAGTACATAAAAGAACACAAGGGGTACGGTGGTATAATAAAGAAACCCAATGGAACAATAGCAAAGAGAACTGATTTACATATGTAACTATGGACACACCAAACTACTACAAAGGAACTTATTACAAAATGGAAGCACACGAAGTCATAGAAGACTTTTGTGGCAACAACTATAACTTAGGTGTAGCACTAGCATACTTAATGAGAGCAGGTAAGAAAGAAGATAATGATATAGCTAAAGACATACAAAAGGCAATAGACCATTTAAACTTTGAACTTAAAAGACAAGAACATTTAAACGAAGAACAAACAGAATTAAATAAAATTAACAATAAATTTTTTAAAAATGCAATCAGTACCTATTAATAGTATAAGAAATAATCCTACTAATCCTAGATTAGTTAATAATGCAAAATTTGAAAAGCTGAAGAAATCCATACAGGAGTTTCCAGAAATGTTAGAACTAAGACCAATAGTAATAAACGAAGATGGATATATACTAGGTGGTAATATGAGATACAAAGCATTAGTAGAATTAGGATACGAAGAAGTACCTGTAATAGTTGCAAGTTATATTACTAAGGAACAAGAGAATGAGTTTATAATAAAAGATAACTTAGGATTTGGTGATTGGGATTGGGATATATTAGCAAATGAGTGGGATAGTGTAGAATTGGAAGATTGGGGGTTAGATGTATGGCAAAATGAAGATGATATAAAAAACAATTCAGATGATATGTCAGATAAAATATTAGAAACATTCAAAATAGAAGTTGAATTGAAAAATGAAAAAGAATTAGAAGTATTATATGATAAATTAATTAAAGAAGGACACATATGCCGAATTTTAACATTTTAAAAGAAACAAAACCTGATAAAACATTCAGAGTTGCAACAGTTATAGGTAAATTTGATTTACAAACAGAACATATAAAAGAAGAATTTGTAGGTAATATAGATTTAGATGATGATTGGCAAATAGGTATAATTGTTGGTGCAAGTGGTACAGGTAAAACTACAATAGCTAAAGAATTGTTTCCTGATGCTTATATAACTAATTTTGATTATAAAAGTAAATCTATATTAGATGATATGCCTGAACATTGTTCAGTAGATGAAATTACTAAGATGTTTAATAGCGTAGGTTTTTCTTCACCACCAAGTTGGTTAAAACCTTATTCAGTATTATCTAATGGTCAAAAGATGAGAGTAGATTTAGCTCAATCACTATTAAAAGATAACGAATTAATAGTATTTGATGAATTTACAAGTGTAGTAGATAGAAATGTAGCTAGAATAGGTAGTTATGCAGTACAAAAAGCAGTTAGGAAAAGTAAAAAGAAATTTATAGCAGTTGCTTGTCATAAT